ACGGATTCAATTCGGCAAAGGCAATCCTTCCCCCGACAATCGCAGGCGCTGAACGAGGAAGCACGATATATTTTAATAACTATCGCCAGTACATGGCAGACCCGCAAATCTTCGAGGGATGGTCTGCTCACGCAATCCACTTGGACGAAGAAGTGCCTGAGAGCATATTCAATACCTTGCTGGGCAGAACCGCAGACTATCATGGACGATTGATCCTTACCTTCACCACGCTCCAAGGATGGACACCATTGATCAATAGCTTGCTCAAGGGTGCGGAGACGGTGAGGACGAGATATAGCGAACTCTTGCAGAAGGAATTGCCCATTGAACAAATATCCGCGAATTGGCCTGACTGTAGGATACATTACTTTTGGTCAGAGCAAACTCCATTCATTGATTACAAGGAACTGGTACGCACTTATTCCAAGCAACCGCAGGAAGTAAAGCTTGCACGCCTGTACGGTATCCCGTCCAAGTCGTTCGAGGGACGCTTTCCAAAATTTCAGCGCGAGACAAACGTTATCCCGCATGAGAGAATTCCGTTCATTGCCGATCCATCGCTCAAGGTCACGAAGTATTTCGTATGCGATCCGGGCGGGAGCAAGCCTTGGGTTGCGATATGGGCGGGTGTGGACTTACAGGGACGCATTTACGTATATCGGGAGTTCCCTGACAGTACGATGGGAGCATGGGCGTTGCCCCACGTAAACAATGCCGGAAAGAGCGTGGGCAAGCCCGGCCCGGGACAAAAGCCCTTGGGATGGGGATATAATCAATACAAGGAACATTTTGAGGATTTGGAGGACGAGGAGGATATATTCGAGAGAATAGTAGATCCGCGCATGGGATCGGCAACGGTGCGCGAGAAGGAGGGCGAATCCAACATCATCACAACGATGAGCAACCTAGGATTCGTATTTCGTCCTGCGCCAGGTGTGGACATAGAAGCGGGAATCGCAAAGATCAATGACGCTTTGAGTTGGGACGATACCGAACCCATGACCGATCAGAACACTCCTCGCTTGTTCGTGAGTGACAGATGCGAGAACTTCATATCCTCAATGATCGAGTATAGCGGGCAATCGCGTCAGGAACATTTCAAGGATTTTGTGGATTGCATTAGATATTTAATGGTCAGCGGAGCGGATCACGTGACTAGTCGCGACCTCATGGTTACGGGAGGCGGAGGATATTAGGTTGACCTAAAGAGCAATTGTCATTAAAATTTGCTACTCAAATGTTAAGTGCAGCAGATCCCGAACTTCTATACTCATCAAAAGAGCCTGACATTGCGTACTTGTCGCAGACTTACAAGCAAACGCAATCTGACTTGGGCGAATGGTTGGATCGCAGGCAACGCGACTATGACGTTCGCAATTGCCAATGGTCAGGCAAATCGGATGACTTTAAAAAACACTCCTCTTTGTCATCTACTGGCGACGTATTTCCTTGGAATGGGGCATCAGATCAGGAAGTTCGCATGGCGGACGAATTGATAGGATGTCGCGTGGCAATGGTCATGAATGCAGTCAGACGGGCGCATATCGTTGCAACCCCTTCGGAATCAAATGACGTCGAGAGAGCCTCGGTAGTGAGCAATTTTTTGCGGTGGATGATCAACTCGAAAATGGACGAGTTTTATTCGCAGATCGAGCTTGGACTGCAAAACCTCTTCGAGAAGGGTATGATGGTGCATTATACCTGGTACGAACAATCTGAACTGAAACAACAACAAACGATCAAGCTTCAGGAGATCGCCCAAGTTTTGCCCGCCATTGCCGAAGTCATACAGGACGGATCGATGGATGATGAATTGAGCGAAACCCTCAAGCAACAATTCGGAGTGAGCAAGTCGAAAGGCAGATCGATGCTCCGAGAGTTGAGAAAAGACGGAGAGACTACCGTTCCGGTTACGCGAGAAGTCGTTAGCCGCCCCAAACTAAGAGCGCTTGCGCCTGACGAGGACGTGTTTTGGCCCAATTACACGATTGACCCGCAGGAAGCGCCTTATGTTTTTCAAGTGGTCAACATGACCCCCGAGCAAATACTTGCGAAAATCAACACGGAAGGCTGGGACAAGGAGTTTTGCGAATCGGTAATCGAGCTTACCAACAATGCGGAGGGTGACAGTAACCTGTACAACATCAGGGAACAAGATCAATTCGTGCGTACAGACGATCAATACGTGAAGATCGTGTATTGCTATCAGAGATTGTTGGACGTTGATGAAGTTCCGGGCATTTTCTGTACCGTGTTCCATCCCGAGGTCACGGAGTCCTATGCCAAGCACCAGCTAATGGACTACGCTCATGGCAAGTACCCTTTTCAAGTGACCACGCTTGAGAAGACTTCCAAGCGGTTGTATTCTTCAAGATCATATCCCGAACTGATTGAATCTCTTCAACAGGTGCTGAAGGTGGAAACCGACTCGGCAATTGATTCGCAATCCCTCGCTACGCTACCGCCCCTGCAACATCCACTCGGACGGAGTCCTGCAAAGTGGGGGCCGGGAGTGCGTATTCCGTATAGAGTAGCTAACGAAGTTACCTTTGCCGACACTCCTCGCGGTTCGACTGTTAACGTCGAATTGCGCAGATACATCAAGGAACAAGCGGACAGATACTTTGGCAGGAACGCGCCTGGAGTCGATCCTGTCGAAGCGCAGATGAAACAACAGGAAGTGATAGACAAGTGCTTTCAGCATATCAAGCAAGTGCTTGATCAAATATTCAGCTTGTACCAGCAATATGGGCCTGACGAGGAGTTTTTTCGGGTTACTGGAATGCAAGATTTCCAAACTTTTTCCAAGGGCAGACCGAATGAAAGGTTTGATTTTTACTTGGAGTTCGATGCCGCCACGCAAGATCCCGCGCAAATGGTTGAGCGCGTAAAGGCGATAGCTGAACTGGGCGGTATGCTTGATAGGAACGGGGTGCTTGATACCGAGAGACTTTTGCAAATTGCAGTTGGACAGATTTTACCTGGCGCGGCAGAAAGCATCATGATGCCCAAGGAAACGGCATCACAAAAAGCTATGGATGAAGAGAGGCAGACGATTGCCGAGATATTTGCAGGCGTGCCTCCTAACGTTCGCCCGAATGATGCGCATGAGATGAAGTTGCAAATCTTTCAACAATGGCTCGCGCAACCCGACGTTACGCAGAAGGTACAGGCAGATCCGGCTATGCAAGAGCGCGTACAGAATTATCTTCAGCAAAGACAGATGCAGATCATGCAACGACAAAACGCTGAGATTGGCAGGCTAGGAGCAGCCCCAACTCAATTTGGAGAGACTCCTACTGCGGCATGATTGCAGAAGACTTGATAAGGAAAGAAATCAAGTCTTGGTCTTCTGAGGTACTTGAAAAACCTAGCGATAACTTCGCAGGCTTGCCACCCTGTCCGTATGCAAAGCGGGCATGGAGTGAAAACAAAGTGTTTTTGCACGTTACGCCTGACTTGGAAACTGCTTTGAGAATTAAGAATGATGACGTGATTTCTAAGGGTGAGGTAAAAGTCGTTGCATGGACTGGATGGGAAAGCATGAGCGCTGAACAATTTGACGAATGGATAGATGCACAAAATGCGAGTCACAAGGGTACTTGGATGATTGGATTTCATCCTGAGCATCCCGTTGACGAACTGCAAGAGGAGTTTGAGGGTAACGATGCCCCTGAGTATGCGTTGATATTGATACAACCTTTGGCAGACTTGAGCGAAGCATCGAAAAGAATTTTGAGTAAGGGATATTATCAAAGATATTCCATGGAAGACATGAACCACGTTATTGAAAGGAACGCACGATGAAAGGACGTCGAAAGATGCGCAAAGTTGTCAAGCGCAAGAAAAGAAAGTAAATCCTATGAAGGGTCACACGATAAAAGGTGGGCATAAGCGTCCCACCAAAGCAGGCGCGGGCATGACTCGCAAGGGCATTCGTAAATACAAACGCGATAATCCGGGTAGCAAGCTCAAGGGTGCGGTAACTGGCAAGGTAAAGAAGGGAAGCAAGGCGGCAAAGCGCAGAAAGTCTTATTGCGCTCGTTCAGCCGGACAGATGAAGAAGTTCCCCAAAGCCGCTAAGAATCCGAATAGCAGGCTCAGGCAAGCTCGCAAAAGATGGAAGTGTTAATTTATGGCAACTAAACGAAAAAGTAAAAAGGGCAAGAACGTACCGACAAACAAGGCTTTGTATTCTAGAGTGAAGAGCGAAGCCAAGAGAAAGTTTGACGTATATCCTTCGGCTTACGCAAATGCGTGGTTGGTAAAGACTTATAAGAAGAGGGGCGGGGGATATAGGAAAACATGAGTCTGAAGAAGTGGTTTTCCGAGGAATGGGTGGACATTAGCAGAAAGAAAAAAGGAGGTGGGCATCCCAAGTGCGGAAGAAAGAAAGCCAGCACCAAAAGAAAAGGTTATCCCAAGTGCGTTCCGAAAGCAAAGGCCGCCAAAATGACTGCGGCTCAAAAGAAATCAGCGGTTAGAAGAAAAAGAGCCAAGGCGCAAGGAGTTGGTGGCAAGCCCACTAACGTCAAGACCTTTGCTCGTAGAAAGAAAAAGAAATGAAGTTCTTCAAGAAAAAGAAGAAGATAGTCAGCGAGGTAGATCCCGAAGAAGCGATTCGAGCGATTACGTCGTTAAAAGGCGAACCGAATTTTATGAAGTACATAGAGATGCGCGAGCAGATGCGAGAAGACGTTATTCGCCAGTTGCAATCGAAAGAGGTTGTGGAATGTACGAACAGGCACTATATGACGTGCGGTAAGCTCGAAGCGATAGACGAAGAGCTAGATACTTTTTACAGGCTATAGTATCCAGTCTGTAATTTGGGGGTAATGCCCTTCCGTGAGAACCGCCACACTTCTTGCGGGAGGGCTTTTTTGTTGCTAGGTTTTCAAAAAAGGTATAGTATTTTGCTACAAAGCGAAAAGAGCGCTTAAATCATGACAGTCGAATCAGAAACAGAAATCGAAGTTGCCACCTCTGAAAATGCTGAGATTGGCGAAACGTCAAGCGAGGATAATTTGACGATTCAAGAGTTAGCGAGCAATCTGCTCAAGACTCGCGAACCGAAAGAAGAGTCCGAGCAAACCGAAGAAGAATCGGAAACCGCTGAACAAGCTGCGGAGGAAGAGGAATCCGAGGAACAACAGTCTGCCGAAGAGACGGAAGTAGCGGAGCAATCCGAACCTTCCGTTGAGACTTCGGATGTTCTTTTACAGAAATATGGCATCGACCTGGATGCATTATCCAAAGAGGAGACCGAAGCGTTAGCCAAGTCTTTGCATTTGAGCGCAGTCAAGAGGTTTAGTTCCTTAACTGACCAAAAGAATGCGTTAGCCGCTGAAAATGCAGAATTGCAATTGCAAGCGCAATCGCAAGCGAATGACAAAGCACCTAGCGAACAACCTGATTTCCTCAAGGAAAATGCGCTTTACAACGTTAACGACATTAACGCATTGACCAAGGAAGTCGAGAACCTCACCACGCTCATTGAGTGGACGGAAGAGGGACTTGACAACGAAGTTGAGTACGATGATGACGGGAACGAGTACCTCGTTAAGGATGGAGATAAGACCTACACCAAGGCAGACCTTCGCAGAATTCGGGCTAACGCTCGCAAGATCCTGCGGACGGATGCTCCCGCAAGACAGAAATGGATTGTTGAGCGCCAACAAAGCGATGAAGAAGCACTCAAGACTTTTCCCTTCCTTAGTGATGAGAATAGTGAAGAGTATCAATACTTTGTGAAAACCAAGCAAAGTGAATGGTACAAACCTTTGGTTGAGTATTTGCCAAATGGCAATTTTGCATTGAGCCTGATGATCGAAGGAATGAAAGCGGTGCAAGCTCGCAGAGCAGATGCCAACAAGCCCAAGCCCAAGCCAAAAGCTCCCGTAGCTTCTGCGGAAGCAGCGCCTACGAAACCGAGAAGCGAAAGTTCTTCGAGGAAGAAAGCTTTGGCGCAAGCAAAGGCAAAGATGGAAAAGTCAGGAAGTATGGCAGACTACAAAGCATATATTCAAATAGCGCGGGCAACCGCATAAATTTAAAAAACCAAGGAGGAAATAACAATGGCTTCAAGTACAAGCTATAACACAGCAGGCAATAGAGAAGATCTGACGGACATCATATCGATTCTTGAGCCTGAGAGTACACCTTTCGTATCAATGATGCAGAAAGGACAAGCAACAGGAGCGTTTGTCGAATGGCAGGCCGATAAATTGGCCACGCCCGAGTTCGATGGAGTAAGCGAAGGTGAAGACGTTTCGAGCTTCAAGAACCAAGCGGAAGACAGAGCGAGACTGGGTAATTACGTCCAAAAGTTCCGAGATACGTTCATGACCAGCGATCTTCAAGAACTTGTCGATACGGCTGGCGTATCATCAGAATTCGCCCGTGCGGAATCTCACGCAGTACGGAACGTCAAGCGTTCAATCGAATCTGCATTCTGTTCCGCACAAGACCGTCAGGCA